GGCGGGGCGAGTACCGGGACAAGTACCGGGTCAGGTTCCGGCAGCTCGACAGGGGGCGGCTCAGGCAGCGGTTCCGCGAGTGGCAGTAACGGCACCGCTGCGAGCAGCGCGGCAGCAAGGTCCGGCAGCAATGGCGGCGTGTCCTCTGTTGAAACGGTCGATTACCGCTCGGTGATTTCCGAGGCCACGCAACAGGCGGAGGCGGTGTCCGGCATCAATCTGGTCAGCCAGAGCAGCGGGCTGGATACCGGCGTGACGGCTCAGGCCGCGGCCAATCTGGTTCAGGATGCCTTGTTGGTCAAGGTGGCGAAAATCGTCGCGAGCATGCCGGTTGCGACGACCGTCACGCCGCTCACGGTAGTGCCGTCGCTGGATCAGCAAGTGACGCAAGCGCTGCAACGCGTCGATGTGCCGGTTGCCGATGACGTCATCGAACTGCGTGACACGCTGAGTTCGGCGATCTGGGAAGCGTCGTTGAAAGCCGACCCCGAACATTACCTGGCGCTCAACACATTGCGTCAGGCGTTGATCAGGCACCTTAACGCGGTGGCGGCCTCCGGCGTACGTCTGGTGGACATGAAGGTCTCCGAGCCTTTGCCCGCGCTGGTGCTGGCCTATCGCCGATTCGGTGACGCCAGCCGGGCGCTGGAAATGGTGCAGCGCAATCGACTGGCCCATCCGGGCTTCGTGCCGCCCGGCACGCTGAAGATCGCTCAGGAGTGACCCATGATTGACCCTAACATTGTCACCCTGACCGTTGACCAGCACGACTATGCCGGCTGGAAGTCGGTGGAAATCTCTGCCGGGATCGAGCGTCAGGCGCGCAGCTTTGACGTGAGCATTACCTGGCAGTGGCCGGGCACTGAGATTTCGCATCCGATCACGCCCGGCGCAGCGTGCGAGGTGCGTATCGGCGGCGAGTTGATTCTGACCGGCTGGGTATTTGCCGCGCCGATCAGCTATGACGGCAAGCAAATCACGCTAAAGATTTCCGGACGCTCGAAAACCGCCGACCTCATCGACTGCTCGGCCATCAACAGGCCGAGTCAGTGGAAGGAGGTGGGGGTGTTGAAGATCGTTGAGGCGCTGGCTGCTCCCTATGGTTTGTCGGTGATCAGCGAAATACCGGAAACCTCGAAGATGGCCGATCACACCATCGAGCCTGCCGAAACCGTGTTCAAGTCCATTGACCGGTTGCTGACCCTGTTCCGGATTTTTTCCACCGATGACGAATACGGCAATGTGGTGCTGGCCAGGCCGGGTAGTCGCGGGCAGAGCGCAGACGCGCTCGAACTCGGCAAGAATGTGTTGAGCGCCGTCATCGCGCGGGACTTTTCCGGGCTTTTTTCCGAGTACCGGGTCATCGGTCAACAGACTGGTAATGACCAGACGTTCGGCAAGGAGTCGTCGGAGGTCTCGGCAGAAGTCACGGATGACCGGCATGACGATCCCGCGCATAAAAAGCGTCTTCGCGTACTGGTCGTTCATGAGGATGCGCCGATCACCCCCAAGCTCGCCCTGAGTCGCGCCAATTGGGAGCGCGGTCAGCGGGCCGGCAAGGCGCTGCTCACCACCTACAAGGTCCAGGGCTGGCGGCAGTCCAACGGGGCGCTCTGGCGGCACAACACCATGGTCCGGGTGATCGATCCGGTCATCGGTTTTACGAGCCGCAACATGCTGATTTCAGCCGTGACCTACTCGCTGAGTGACCAAGGCACGATCACCACACTGGTGGTCGGTCCGCCTGAAGGTTTCCAGGCCGAGCCAGGTGACCCCAACAAGCGCAGCAAGGTGCAGGTCAATCAGGACGCTTACTCCTGGCTGCTGCCCATCGACGAGGAAACAACCTCATGAGCTTACTCAATCGCATGCTGGTGCGCGGCACGGTGGTGCTCGCCAGGGCCAGCAGCAAAATGCAGGCGCTGCAAATGCGCCTCACCGCCGGAGAGGTCAAGGACGACATGGAGCACTTCGAACCCTATGGCTTTACCAGCAACCCGCTGGCCGGCGCCGAGGGCATTGCCGCGTTCATTGGTGGCGACCGGTCGCACGGTCTGCTGCTGGTGGTGGCCGACCGGCGCTATCGCCTCAAAGGTCTGGAGTCCGGCGAAGTGGCGATCTATACCGACGAGGGCGACAAGATTCACCTCAAGCGCGGCAAGGTCATCGACATTGAAACCGACACCCTGAACATCAAGGCGGCGGTGGCCGTGAACTTCGACACACCGCAGATCACCCAGACCGGAAAGATCGTCTCCCAGGGCGACCAGCTTGCCGCTGGCATCAGCCAGATCAGCCATCTGCACGGCAACGTGCAGGGCGGTAATGGCCAGAGCGGGCCGCCCGTTGGAGGTGCCGGATGATCATTGAAGGCTCTCTGCAGGCGTCCTTGCTGCGCTCGGTGGTCATCAGCCTGTTCACCTGGCGGCGTGCCGAAGCGGACGACCCGTTCGACGATGCCGAGCGCTATGGCTGGTGGGGCGACACCTACCCGGCACAGGCCAATGACCGCATCGGTTCCAGGCTGTGGCTGCTGCGCCGGGTCAGGCTGACTGCCCAGACCCAGCGCGATGCCGAGTTCTATGCCCGCGAAGCGCTCGACTGGCTGATCGAAGATGGCCAGGTCCAGCACATCAACATTCTTACCGAACAGGTTCAGAGCAACCGCCTGAACCTGGGCGTCGAACTGGTCGTCTCGGACGGTCAGCTCGTGCGTTTCAACCCTTCTGAACAGTGGCAGGTGATTTATGCCGTTTGAAACACCTACGTTACCGGCGCTGATCAACCGAACCCAGGTCGACCTCGCCGATGAAGCGTTGCGTCAGTCCGATGCTCGGGTATTGTCCCGCGCGCACAGCGGCGCGGCCTACGGGCTGTACGGCTATCAGGACTGGATCGCCGACCAGATTCTGCCGGACACCGCCGACGAGGAAACCCTCGAGCGGCAAGCCATCCTGCGCCTGAGGCAGCCGCGCAAGGTGGCACAGGCCGCCACCGGCACGGTGCGCTTTACCGCTGCAGCCGGCGCGGTGCTGGATGCGGACACTGTGCTGCAGTTCAGTGATGGACGCTTCTACCGCGTGACCAAAGGCGTCACCACGGTTGCGGGCAATAACACGACCACGGTCGAAGCGGTGGATGCCGGTGTTCTGGGTAATGCGGATGCCGGTCTGGTCATGACTGCCGTGCAACCGGTCGAAGGTATCGACAGCACCTTCACCGTCATTGCCGACGGACTTTCCGGCGGCATCTCGCAGGAAAGTATCGAGTCGTTGCGTGCGCGTGTGGTGCGCTCCTACCGGGTCATCCCGCATGGCGGTAATCAGGATGATTACGTGACCTGGGCGCTGGAAGTGCCGGGCGTGACGCGCGCCTGGTGTGCGCGCCGGTTCATGGGGCCAGGGACTGTGGCGGTGTTCTTCATGCGTGACGACCAGGCCGATCCCATTCCCGACGCCGAGCAGCTCGCCGCGGTCGCTGCGTATATCGAGCCGCTGCGTCCGGTCACTGCAGACGTATACGTGCTGGCGCCGGTGCAGAAACCGGTGGTCTACACCATCCGGCTCACACCGGATACCTCCGCCGTACGGGCGGCGGTCGAGGCGCAGCTGCTGGACCTGCACAACCGTGAGGGCGGACTGGGCGAAACCCTGTTGCTCACGCACATCGCCGAGGCCATCAGTCGCGCGACAGGCGAAACCGATCATGTGCTGGTTTCACCCGTGGCCAACGTTACCGCGGCCGCCAACCAGCTGCTCACGTTCGGGGGTATTCAATGGTCGTCATAAGAACCGCCGAACACTACGCCGGACAACTGCAGGCGCTGTTGCCACCCGGTCCCGCATGGGATCCGGAGCGGGTTCCGGAATTGCAGCAGGTGATTACCGGCCTGTCCCGCGAGTTCGCACGCATCGATGGCCGCGCGTTCGACCTGCTCAACGAGATGGACCCCGCCACCGTCAGTGAGCTGGTCCCGGACTGGGAGCGGGTGATGAACCTGCCTGACCCGTGCCTGGGGCTCAAACCGTTGTTCGCAGACCGGCGCCTGTCGGTGCGCCAGCGGCTCGTGGCGACAGGAGGGCAGAACGCAGCGTTCTACATCGACATTGCCATCAGCCAGGGCTACCCCGATGCCACCGTGACCGAACACCGAGCGCCCCGTATGGGGCGTTCGCGTTTTGGCCAGGCGCACTTCGGCACCTGGAGCGCGCAATTCATGTGGACCTTGAACACCGGCGGGCGCCAGCGCCTGGGCCGACGCTTCGGGGCCAGCTACTGGGGAGAGCGGTTTGGGGTGAATCCCGGGCTCGCAATCGAATGTTTGATCCGTCGAGCAGCACCGGCGCACAGCGTCGAATTCGTAAACTTCAACTGAGGAACACAATGTGGATTATCCCAAGAGTGTGCCGGGCGTAGGCTTGGCAAGCGGCAAGTTTGTAGATGAAAACCCGGCGACCGGCACCCCTGGTTCGCTGATCCCGGCGCAGTGGGGCAACTCGGTGACGCAGGAGATCTTGAACGTGATCCTGGGGGCCGGTCTGGTGCCCAACGAGGAGGATGTCACCCAGTTGCATCGAGCCATTCTTGGCCTGGCAGCATCCGATTACAAAAAATCGGTGCGTTGCGCCACGACAGTCTCCATTGGGCTGAGCGGTTTGCAGACCATTGATGACGTCACACTGGTGGCCGGCGATCGGGTGCTGGTCAAGAATCAGGACACTGCGTCGCAGAACTGGATTTATGTCGCCGCGGCAGGCGCCTGGGCACGTGCGCAGGATGCGAACGAAAGCACCGAATGCACGCCGGGTCATATGGTGCCGGTGCAGGCCGGCACGAAAAACGCGGGCACTGTATGGCAGCTGGTCAATACGACAGTGCCGGTGCTGGGTACGACTGACCTTGCGTTCGAGCGTCTGCTGGGACGCAGTGGTGTGGCCGCGGGTGATTACACTCGGGTCAAGGTCAACAAATATGGGCAGGTGGAAGAGGGGAGTAACCCGACAACACTTAGCGGTAATGGTATTTCGGATGCGTATACCAAGGCTGAGGCCGACCTGCGCGATCTTCAGCGGCCGCTGCGCGATTCCATTACCTATGTGGGGCTGGCCAATAACAAGCCTGATGCGCCTTATATGCGACGTGAGTCCGATGGCGCTCTGGTTGCCCTGCAACCGAGCCTGGGATTCACTCCGGTACAACAAGGAGGAGGTACCGGTCAGCTCGACAACAAGGTGAAGATCGGCTGGTCGAATAACGGCCTCAAGGCGATGGTCGATAATACTGACCTTGGCAATCTTTGGTACGCGAACAACTTTAATCCAGCCACCAAAGCTGACTGGGGCACTACGCTGGCGTCTTATAAGATTACTGACGCTTACACCAAGGCTGAGGTGTATGCCAAAAGCGAAGTGGATACGCGGTTGAGCAGCAAAGCATCAGCTGACAGCGTCACTAATGTGGGGCTGGCCAATGGAGATCTGACGCAGCCCTATATGCGGCGGGCTGCTGACTCTGTCATTAGCTGGCTTCAGACCAGGTTGGGTTACACGCCTGTCCAGCAAGGTACAGGCACAGGTCAGTTCAATAACGTTGTGAAGTTAGGCTGGTCCGATAACGGCCTCAAACTGACCGTGGACGCTACAGACTTGGGACGCGTTTGGTATGCGGCCAACTTTGATCCCAATGGCAAGGCCAACTGGGGTACTACGCTTGCTGCATATGGCATCACCGATGCTTACACCAAGGCTGAGACGGACGCTCGCGACGCACAACGAGCCGCAGCTGACTCTATATCTGTTCTCGGCTTTGCCGGTAATGACGTAAATCTGCCCTATATGCGCAGAGCCTCTGACGGTCAGGTCTATTACCTGCAACCGCGTCTTGGCTACACACCCGTCGAGCAGGGCGGCGGTGCCAACATGGCCGCTAACAAGGTTCGCCTTGGCTATAACGGTGCCGGTAGCTTGCGCCTTCAGGTCGACAGCTCTGACTTTGGCGACATGATCAACGATCAGAATTTGCCTGGAAAGGTTGCTGCACTGGGACTAGGCGGCATCGGCTCCTATGCATTTGCACGTGTCATCAACTCCCAGGGACAAGTCAATCAAGGAGGCACGGTATCCGGTACCAACCTGATCTATAGCTCCACAAACGGTAGCGATGGCGCCTCTAACAACTCCGGGCTTATCGGCGTAGGCACCTGGCGTGCACACGGCGCTTTTTCGGGCGGCGAACGCACACTCTTTCAACGAGTTGGATAAAGGTATTTATATGAACACAGTAATAAGTGCACGAAACCCTCGCTGGTCCGATCTGGCCCATACCTCTATCGTCCTGTCGGTGATTTTCGAGGAAACAAAGGATGTTTTCGGTGAGGTGCCTTTTGGTGCCTCTGCCCAAGATCCTGAGCCACACGGCGTAGACCTTTTCAACCGTGCAGTTGCAGGCGAGTTTGGTGAGATTCTCGAGCCCACCGAGCAGATGGTTCAGGCGCAAGTGATGTGCCAGCGTGGTATTTACTCGGCCGAGGTCACTGCGAAAATCAACGAATTGGTTGCCGATCTGGATATGTTGCAAGATGCCATAACATTGGATATGGCCACTGATGAGCAGCGTAAATCACTGCCTGCTGTAAAAGCCGAGCTCGACGCGCTGCGCCTGTATCGGGTGCAACTTGCTCAACTCGAGACACTGCCAGGCTATCCAATGTCGTTCGATTGGCCGGTGCCGCCTGCAACGCCATTTGTATACGTTAAGCCGTCTGAGGCACCGCCGTTGTCAATAGGCGTAAGTGAAGACGAACTGCCCAAGCCATAACGCCCCGCACTGACGGGGCGTTGTTTTATCCGCCGTTCAACTTGCTTTTACACAGGGGAAATTTATCGACTCAGGGGGCGGGTTAGTCCTGTAACCCCTATAGGAGGACCAATGCCTATCAACCAGCAACAACTACTGCAAATCCTCCCCAACGCCGGCTCTAAAGCCGGCGTTTTCGTTCCTGCTCTCAACATCGCCATGGCCCGTTACGCCATCGACACTCGCCTGCGTATCGCCGCGTTCATCGCTCAGATAGGGCATGAGTCCGGACAGCTTCGTTATGTGCGTGAGCTGGGCAGTGACAGCTACCTGGCGAAGTACGACACGGGCCAGTTGGCGCTGCGTCTGGGCAACACGCCAGAGGCAGATGGCGATGGCCAGCTGTATCGGGGCCGTGGGCTGATTCAGGTGACGGGGCGGACCAACTACGAGGCGTGCGGGGAGGCGCTCGGGCTGGACTTGCTTGCCCAGCCGCAACTGCTCGAACAACCCGACCACGCGGCTATGTCGGCGGCATGGTTCTGGGACCGGGCCAACCTCAATGCGCTGGCAGACAAGGGTGATTTTTTGATGATCACCCGCCGCATCAACGGCGGTACCAACGGCCTGGCGGATCGGCAGGCGCTTTACCAGCGGGCGTTGGAGGTGCTGCCGTGAAAGTGCTGGATAGGCGATGCCTGATC